AGGCCCCGCGGCGCTTGCCGTTGTCGTCGATGCCGAGCTTGTCGGCGAGGGCGCGGACCTGCACGCGCGTCGTCCCCGGCTTGATCTCCCAGTGCATGTAGTCCTTGAGGGTGCGCCAGTCGCCGCCCCATTGGACGCACTTGCCGTAGCGGGCCTTGATCTTGGCGACGGCGAGGCGGGTCTTGGCCTGCGCGAAGAACCGCTTGCCCCACGCGGAGTTGAGTGCTCCCTCTTCGGACCAGTTGAGGTCGATGGCGCTGCCCGAGGCGTGGTTGCTCCAGCGCGGCGCGTTGCGGGCCTTGCGCAGGTTGTAGCCGCCCTCGTCCCACGTCCCCTTGTCGATGGGGCGCACGGTCGCGTCGTAGTCGGCGGCCAGGGCGACGAGCAGCCGCCCCGCGTCGGAGTCGAGCGTCACGCGGCGCGTCGTGCCGGGGACGTCGAACGTCTTGAGGCGCGGCGGCGGGACGACCCAGCCGTTGAGCGAGATGCCGATTGCCACGGCTACTCACCATCCTTGTCGTCGAGCGTGAGGTTGGCGCGCGAGAGCGACGCGGCGACGGTGCCGACGCCGGCGAAGGCCGACGCGACGACAGCGACCCACTCCGACGGGACGCCACCGGCGGCCAGTCCCATCGTCACGGTGCCGGTCGCGGCTCCGGTGACGATGGCGGCGACGAGGATGTGCCCGCGCACGCGGGACGGGATCGGGTTGCGCTGAGTCATCGGGGCTCCTAGAACTTGTCGGAGAACGCGGCGACGAGGGCGACGGCGGCGATGAGGCCCGCGAGGGACGGGAACGCCCAGAGGCGCTGCTGGATCGCCTTCATGGTCGCCTCGATCTCGGTGACGCGGCGGGACAGGTCTTCGCGCTGCTCGATCTCGCGGATGCGGGTCTCGTGGTCGCGGATGGTCTCTGCGCCGCCGTCGACCTTGGCGACGATGGCTGAGACCTTGGAGTCGAGCCCGAGGAGCAGCTCGTAGATGCGTGCTTGCGTGACCACGACGGGTCCATCGTTCTCGGGCATGGACAGCCTCCAGGGGCGTATGACGGGGTGGGGTTACGCGGGCTGCTCGAAGCCGGTGCCGGGGTCGTAGCCGAGGCCGACGTGCGCGGGCAGGTCGGGGGCGTCGACTACGAACAGGAACTCGGGGTCGTCGGCGTGCGCGTCGAGCCAGTCCTGCGCGGCCATCTCGACGTTGACGACGAGGCCCGAGGCGAGGTCGATGCGGGCGATTCTCAGCATGGCTCCCCCTAGACGAGAACGATGACTTTGCCGGCCGCGCCGGTGCCTGCGCCGTACTCGTTGCCACCGCCGCCGGAGTTGGCGCGGGCGAGGGCGACACCGGCGTCAGCGCCGCCGTAGGTGGCCGAGTAGTTGCCGGCGTTCGTGTCGGACTCGCCAGCGCCGCCGTAGCCGACGCTGCTGCCCGAGATGTCGGTGAGGACGCCGACGGAGTTGGCCGAGTAGTTGTTGTTTCCGGTGTTCGCCGACGAGGAGCCGACTGCGCCGAGGTTGATGTTGCGGCGCACTACCGACGAGTTGCCGCCGGTGCCGCTGGGGTACGTGCCGCCCGCGCCCACGGTCACGTCGTAGGTCGCCGCCTCGACGTAGAACTCGAGGAGGTCGACAACCTCGCCGCCGCCGCCGGAGTTGGTCGTGCCGCCGGACCCGCCTCGGCCACCGGCGACGATGAGGACGCGGATGGTGCCCGCGACGGAGAAGGTGATGGAGCCGTTGCTGGTCCACGTATACATGGCGCGGCCCGCCTTGCCGGTGCCCGTCGAGGGTGAGCCGGTGGTGCCGGAGACCGTGGGCGCGGCGCTGCCGCCAGTCACCGCCTGCCACGTCGCCCCGTCGTAGACGTAGGTCGTGTTGTCGGACTTGAGGAAGCAGAAGCGGCCCTCGGCGAGACTGCCTGAGAGGGCCGTGTCGCGCGCTGCGGCGTCGGCGAAGACGAGGATGCCCTGCATGAGGTAGCCGTTGATCTCGGACGCCGTCAGCACGACATCGTCGGCGAACGTCTTGAAGCCTGCGGGGTCGGTCACGGCCACTCCTGCCAGTTTGATCCATCGAAGTAGGTTGCCGAGCCGCCGCCGATGTAGGCGACCATGCCCTCGGTGCGGATGGCCGTGCCGAGGGCCGCGTCGCGCGCTGCGGTGCCGGCGAAGACCATGACCGCCTGCGGCATGATGTAGGTGTTGATGCTCGCGGCCGTGAGGTACTCGCCCGCTGCGAAGGTGTGGAATCCAGCCATTAGAAGCCGATCACCGCCTGACCTAGGAGGGACTGGTTGACGATGAAGCCCGACAGCGACGTCGACAGGGACAGTCGAACCGTGTGCCGGGTGCCGCCGTCGGTGATCTCGTGCTCGATGGCCTCCACCGAGAGCGTCTGCACGAGCGCGGTGCCGACGCCGTTGGGGGTGAAGGTGACCGTCACGAGATCGCCGATCTCCAGGGCGAGGACCGCGCCGCGCTGCGTGGCGGTCAGGTTCTCCCCGACGAGCACCTCGAGGCCCTCGATGCGGTCGGTCGGCTCGGAGTAGCGCCCGACCCAGAAGTCGGCGAGGTTCTGCGCCTGCACCGAGGTCGACAGCAGCGTCGGCCAGTCGAGGGTGGTGATGCCGTAGTCGCTCTGCGCTGCGGTCGCCGAGGCGGTCGCGGTGCCGCCGGTGTAGGTGACGGACACGTTCGTCCAGACCAGCTCGGTGCCGACGGTGCGCGCGACGGCAACGAAGGGGATGCCGGTGCCGTCGTCGGCGAAGGTGGTGCCGGTGGACCGCTGGAGCGAGGAGCGGTCGCGGAAGGCGAGGAGCCCGCTGCGGTCGATGAACAGCGACCCCGGCTCGGACGCGGCGACGAGTTGCAGGTAGGCGAGCGCGGCGGCACCCGGCTCGACGACGTCCGCGCCGAGGGTGGCAAGGCCGGTGTCGATGTCGGCGCGGGCGACCGGCCAGTCGACCATCGCGTCGGCGAGGACGGCGGTGATGCGTGCGCCGGTGGCCTGCGAGGTCGCGGTGCCGCCGGTGAGGGTGCGACCGGCGAGCAGGGTCATGCCGTCCGAGGCGACGACCGACGCGGTGGAGTCCCCGCCGACGGTGTAGTCGAGGTTCCAGTCCTCGACCTGGCCGGTGTAGATGCGCTGCCCCTCGACGTCGATGGTGACGGCCTTGCGGGGCTTGAGGGAGCCGTAGTACGGGCCTGCTGTGTAGGAGGGGTCGAAGCGGCGCGAGCGGTTGTCGAGGACGACGGTGGCCCGTCCCGCGTCGAACTTCTCGGTCTCCTTCGACCGGCCGCGGCGCAGGCTGACCGACCGGACGTAGGACGTGACGTCGGTGTTGACGTCGCCCGCGATGGGCTTCGAGTTGGCGATGGCCGTGCCGCCGAGCGGGGTCGCTCCGATGGTGAAGAAGTCACCGGAGCCCGCAAGGGACAGGTCCAGGCCGAGGGAGACCGTGACGGCGCTCATGCGGAGGCGTAGACCTTGCCCGAGGACCGCTCGTAGGCGCGGATGGCCTCGACCATCTGGCGGCCAGCGCCGGCGAGGTCGCCGCCGGGGGCGACGTAGACGGACACGGCGTAGGTGTTGCCGCCACGGCCGCCGAGGGCGTGGTTGGGGGTCACGAAGCCGTCGCCGCCCATCGTGACCAGCTCCGGCCCGCGCTCGCCGACGAGGTAGGTGCTGCCGCCGGACACGGGGCCGCCTGCTGCGCGCTTGCCGGCGATGCCCTCGGCGACTCCGGTGATGCTCGCCACAACGTCAGCGCCCACCGAGAGCTGGCTGCGGACGAAGTTGGCGAAGCCGGGGGCCAGTTCGGCGATGGTGGCGCGGGCGGCGATGAGCATGTCACGCGCCGACTGGTCGCCGACCTTGCCCCACGCCAGCCCCATCGGGCCGCCGAGCAGAGTCTCGGTCTCAGTGGCGAGGGTGGCGTAGTTGGTGGTCAACTGCGCGAGCATGGCCGAGCCCTCCGCGCCGCCGAGGTAGTTGGCGAGCGCGACGGCGGTCTCGGGGGGCATCTGGAGCATCTTGGCGAGCAGCTCGGGCGGGAGCTTCGCGCCGATGTTCGTGGCGATGGCCGTCACCGCGGCCTGCTGGTTGGCGGTGCTGCCGAGGATCGAGGCGACGATCTGCTGCGGGGTGAGCGCGTTACCCTCGGCGTCGGTGGTGGAGAAGCCGACGTTGCCGAGGACCTGCCCGACGATGGAGTCGGACACGCCACGCATGGCCGCCATCGCGGCATCCCGCTCGGACTTCGCGGCGTCGATGGCGTCGCGGATCATCTGCCGCGAGGCATCGGTAACCGCGCCCGTGGCCGCGAGCACGCCGACGGCTACGCCCTTGGACAGGTCCTCGCCGACGCGGGCGGTGAGCTTGGACGGCGACTGCGACTCGGCAGCCAGCCGCATCGCGGCCTCGGCCTGCGCGATGAGGCGCATACCGGCAGCCTGCACGGGCTTGGTCTGCGACAGCAGTCCGACGGGGATGCCTCGGGCAAGGTCGGCACCGAGGTCCTGGCCGGCCTTCGTCGCGGCGGCTGCGGCGTCGATGGCGACCTGCTTGGCGCGGGCCTTCGCGGGGTCGGACCAGATGCCCTGCTCGCCGAGCCAGTTCTCGAGGTCCTGACGCTTCACCTTGTTCTTGGCGAATGACGTGAGCGCCTGCCGCGCCATTGAGTCCACGGTGGACTGGAAGTCGCCCTGAGCGATCTTCCCCTGGTCGACCATCTGCTGCACGATGGTCGGAATCTGGCCAAAGATCTCGCGGGCCTTGTCGCGGACATCCTTGCCCGCAGGGCCGAAGATGGTGGTCGCGGAGCCCTTGAGGTCCTCGCCGATGTTGCGCAGGTCCTCGCGGAAGTCGTCCATCGACTGCGAGAGGCTGATGGCGTCCTTGAACTCCTTGACGGCGTCGGTCATCTCGTCGACGCTCATCGTCGCGTCGTCCGCGCCGGAGGCGATGCCACGCAGGTTGATCTCGGCGCGCGCGAGGGACTGCTCACCCTGCGCAGCGGTGCCGTAGAGGCCATTGAAGCCCTCGGTCAGCTCCTTGAGCGCGGCGTTGGTGTCGAGCCCCTGCATGGCGGCCTGACGCATGATCTGGATGGGGATGCCGAAGGGTCCAGCGATGCGGGCCGCCGTGTCGGACACGTCGAACAGGGTCTTGACGAGGCCGCCGAGGCCCTCGTCCTCGGACTTCGCATCCTTCGCTGCGCCCTTGAGCTCGATGAGTCCGGTGACCATGCCGCCGAGGCCCGTCACCAGTCCCGCAGCCAGTTCGCCGGCGACGGTGATGGCGTCGGACATGCCGCCCTCGCCGCCGAGCGCCTCGGTGGCGTCGCTCAGCGCGCCGAGCAGCGCGTATCCGATGGTCTCCTTGGCCTCGTCCACGGCCGCGGACATGATCTTCATGCGGCCGCCGTAGGTGTCGGCGGCGGCGGCGGCCTGACCGGAGAACTTGGACGACAGGACCTCAGTCGCGGCGGCGAAGTCTTTGGTCTTGATGATGTTCGCGTCGAGCGGGATGCCGAGGCGCGTCAAGGCCGAGACCTGGCCCGTCGATGCGCGTGCCATCGCCTGCGTGACCGCGGACAATTCCTTGCCCGTCGCCGCGCTGATGTCCATGCTCAGGGAGAGGAGGTCCTGCGCCTGCTTCACGTCACCCGTAGCGGTCACGAGCTTCTGGAGCCCGTTGCGAATGAGATCGTCGGCCGTCCCCGTCGCAAGCATGGTGTCGCGTGCGAACTGCTCCATGCCGTTCGTCTGCGCCGAGAGGCCGAGGTTGTCCATCGCCTTCGACAGCGCGACAACGGACTTCTCGTCCTCGATGGCAGCGCCCGCGGCGTCCTTGAGGAAGTCGGTGACCATGCCAATCGAGAACGCGCCAGCGGCGGCAGCGCCGAGCCCGATCATCGCCTTATTGAGACCGCCCATTGCGGGAGTCGCCCCGGCCGCGTTGGTCTTGAGACCTTGCAGGTCGCGGATGGCCTTGTTGACCTGCTTGTCGTCGTAGTCGCCGTAGATGTGGACCTTGATGCCGTCGTTAGCCATCACAGACCCACCTTTCTCATAGCGACACTGAGTGCTGCCTTGATGCGCTCGCGCGCCTGCTCGATGCCCTCGTAGTACGCGGGGACGAGGGTGCGCGGGCTGCGTCGACCGCTGGAGGCGGCGACCACCGAGTCGACGAACTGCTCGCCCTGCGGGCCGGTCACGCGCGACTTGTCGCCGATGACCTCATAGACGGAGCCGCCGGCGTTGGCCTGCACGACGTCATAGCCGAAGGCGGCGGTGACGCCGCGGCGGCGGTAGCGGTTCGTCGCCACCTTGAAGCCCGACTTGACCTTCGACGGGTTGTAACCGAGGTCGCGGCCCTGGTGGTTCCACGTTCCCCACCCCGAGATGGGCACGCCGGACACGGTCGACCCGGCGGCCTTCGCCACCACGTCCGCGCCCTTCTTCATCTCGGCCTTGAGCTCCTTGGAGACGTCCTTGTCGAACTTCTCCAGCCGGTTGATGAAAGGTGCGAGCCCCTCGACGTCGAACTTCATCGGGCTACCCCTCTCGGGCGCGGCGGTACTCGGACGCCTCCCACCGAAGGACGCGGCCCATGTAGTCCTGGTAGCGCGGCGTCTGCCGCTCGACCTCGTCGGGCAGGCATCCCCACTGACGTGCGAGGACGGCTACTCCCCAGTGGTGGGAGTCGGTTCCAAAGGGACCGGCTCCTCGACCTTCACCTCGCGGTGGACCTCCGGCGTGGAGTCGAGGAACTCCTCGTACGTGAGCTCGGTGAGCTTCTGCCGGTGCATCGCGTGCCAGCAGATGAAGACCCACGCGACGTAGCGGTACTCCATGACACCGAAGTTCGCCGAGCGGTCGAAGCGGTCCTCGTAGGCGGCATAGTCCAGCCCGCTCGCCGTGACGGTGAGCGGGCCGGACTCGGCCTCGATGGTGAAGGTGATCGGCTTGAGCATGGCAGGGGCCTTTCGTCGCAGGAGGCGGTGCGGGTCAGGCAGTGGCGCGCGTGACTGCGCCCGTGATCGGCCACGAGACGGACACGGTGGCGAGGTCGCCGACGGCCGAGTCGATGGGGTTCCAGCCGGTCACGAGGACCGAGAACTGGTACGCCGGGGACGACGTGCCCGCCGCGGCGGTGCCGGCGGGACGGATCTCCATCGACGCGGTGCTGCCCACGAGGGCGTAGGCCGTGGCGTCGATGCCGCCCGCGGCGTAGTCCTGGAGCCACTCGATGTCGACGGTGCCGCCCTTGAGGCCACCGATGCGCTCGCGCCAGCCGGAGCCGCCGAAGTTGGTGGTCTCGACGTCGTCAGCCTCGACCGAGATCGTGGCCTGACGTGCGGATGAGGACACCGTGCCACCAGCGAGCACGATGACCGGGTTGGAGATGATCTGCTTAGCCATTGTGGCTCCTTGGTTGTTAGGCGAACACCTGGACGGAGAACTCCGCGCCGAGGTAGGAGGCTTCGTTGATGACGAAGACCCCGTAGTTACTGACTGACTGCACTCGCAGGTCTGATGCCTTCCCGCCGAGCGTCCGGTCGCCGCGGATGGCGGTGCGGACGGATGACGTTCCGGTCTTGGAGAGGTAGGCGTCGAGCGTGAGCTGCGCGCCCTGCTCGTCCACCTTGCCGACGATGACGCGCACCGTGAACAGGTACTGGTCGATGCCGTCGTCGGAGAACGACTCGTCGAACTGGACCAACGGCGAGCCGGGGAGGACGAGGGCGTAGGGCGGCACGAGGTTCGCGGGCGCGGTGCCCGTGGACGCGAGGCCAGTGATGGTGGCGCAGCGGGTGGCGAGCCCGTCGCGGAGCTCGGTGATCGTGCTCACGCGACGCCGATCACGCTGCGGCGCAGCCGGTCGAGGGTCGCCGCGACGTCGGGGTCGGTGCGGCGCGAGATGTAGACCGGCCCGAACTCGCCCGACTGCACGCCCGTCGGGGACTGGAGGCGGGCGAAGCGGCGCAGCGAGAGGAGGATCGTGGCCTCGGTGACCTCCGTCGGGACGGCGGTGGCGTAGCCGAACGTGCCCGTGACCTGCACCGTGGAGATGTGCGACGGGGTGAAGGAGTACGACCCGACGGCACGCAGGCGCGTGATGGGCGTCGGTGCCCCGCCGACGTTGCGGTTGAGCGGCTCGGCCTGGTAGTCGGCCGTGCCCCACGTCGTGTCGTAGGTGCGGTTGAGGGAGGACGACGTGGCGACGGTGAAGGTGGAGGACGCGAGGTCGTCCACGTCGATCCACTCGCAGTTGTTCGCGGCGTAGACGCGCACCTCGGCGGTGCCGTCGGTGTAGAACCGGCGGTGTGTGTACTGGTCCACGCCGCGCGAGGCGGCCTCGATGCACCGCTCGAGGACGGTGTCGTTGGCGGTGCCGTGGGCGGCGACCGACGCGGACGCGGCCTTGACCTCGGCGAGCGTCGCGTAGCCGTTGGTGATGCTCACGGGCGCTCCTCATGGTCAGCGATGATCTGGCGAATGGCGGCACGGACCTCCTGCTCGGAGGCGTGCTCGCGGGTCATGCGGTCGATGGCGACGTCGAGCGCCTCACGCAGAGAAGACATGGCCCTCCAGCGCGAGCGAGACGAACGGGTTGAGCGACACGACGCCCACGCCGTCGGCCCGCAGGCGTCCGGCGATGTCGCGCAGCGTGGACTCCCACAGGCCCGGCAGCGTCACCCCTGGCGACCCGTCGGGGTTCGCGGGGTAGTCGTCGACCCGCGAGGTGCCGTCGAGGTAGCCGCAGTCGATGCCGACGAGGACGATGTGCGCCGCGCCGACGTACCATGCCCACCGCAGCGCGAGGTGCGCGCTCGTCGGGCCGACCGTGAACAGTTCAGGGTCGGTCGGCCAGTGGTGCTCGGTCGAGAAGCCCGCGAAGGGCTGCTCGATGCTCGGCACCCGCAGGATGTTCGGGGCCGTCGCGGGGACTCCGCTGCGGTCCTGCTCGGGGACCTGCTCGACCTCCGTCGTGACGACGAGGAGGTTGGGCCTCGCCTCGGCGACAGCCTGCGCGTCGTCGTGGTGGTTGCTCACCGTGACGAACTGCCGCACGCCCGCCTTGATGCCGGAGTAGTTCACCGCGACGACGTTGCGGCCGTCGAGGAACCCGGGCGGGAGGTAGTTCACCGTCGCGCCGGAGCCGAGGACCCACACCGTCTGCCCTGCCCACTGCCCGCGGAACTGCTGCGGGGTCAGTCCCACGACAGTGCCCGCCGGCGCTCGAGCGACCATCGGCCCTCGGAGAGGTCCCCGGTGTCCACCTTGCGGTGGTAGTAGGACTGGTTCGCGCCGAAGGTGTGGCCGTTGCGCTCGTCGTAGCCGCTCCGCAGCGTCGAGGAGTTGTCGTGGTGGACCGCGATGCCCGACTCGATGACCGGGATGCCTGCCGCGTGGCAGCGGCGGGCGTAGTCCAGGTCCTCGAAGTAGGCCGGGTGGAAGGACTCGTCAAAGAGGCCGACCTGCTGCACCGCCTCGTCGTGCCAAGCCCAGCAGCACCACGGCGGGGAGCCGCCCGAAAGGACTACGCCGCCGGTCTCGATGGCCGCGAACCGCTCGAGCGCACCAGGCGGCAGGACGACATCGAAGTTGACGATGAGCCACCACGGCGCGAAGGGCGTGGCCTTGACGCCGAGGTTCCACGACGCGGGGACGCCGAGGTTGGTCGGCATCGACAGGACGGTCGTGTGCTGCACGTTCTCCACGACCTGCTGGCCGACCGGCAGGCAGCGCCCGTTGTCGATGATGACGAGGTCGCGCACGGGGTAGTCGATGGAGGCAAGCAGGCGGTGGAGCAGGTCGGGGCGGGTCAGGACCGGCACGATCAGCGCGGGGATCATGCGGCCCTCGTCGAGAGCTGCCGGACGCGGTTCAGGATGTCCACGCGCGGAGCCCAGCCGGGGACGTGGCCGTGGCGGTAGCGCGGGGCGCAGTTCGGGGTCTCGGCGTACTCGTCGACCTTCGCGCCGGTCAGCGAGACCACGAGCTCCATCGGGGAGAACTGGAGGCCGGTGGCGACCTCGTAGACGCCCGCAGGAGCCACGAGAGCGGCCCTGTACGCGGCGCAGACGTCGGCGACGTGTATCCAGTCGCGCAACTGCCGCGACGCCCCTGCGAGCCTCGTGCGCCCCTGCATGTGCGCGACGAGCTGCGGGATGAAGCCGCGGCCGTCGCGCAGGCGGTCGGAGTAGATCGAGAACGGGATGAGCGTCGACCCGTGGAGCGTCGCCATCTGGTCGCGCTTGAGCGCGGTGTAGGACAGCGCCTCGGCCTCGGGACCGGCGTACTGCCACCACGTACCCGTGTTGATGACCGGGATGCCGGTGTAGCCCTGCCACCGCGCGATGCGCTCGTTGAACCTGGCGAAGTCGCGGATCGCGGCCTCGTCGCGGTGGTCCGGCGCGGCCAGGTGGATGAGCACGTCGATGTCGACGCCGTCATCCCATGTCCGGCCGATGGGGGTCACGACATGCCCGCGCTCCCACAGGTACGGGACGAGGAACCGGCCGAGGTGGCCGGACGCCCCCGTGACGCCGACGGCGGTCATGCGGAGATCGCCACGTTGACGTAGTTGCGGGCGAAGGCTTCAGGCGTCGGCTCGATGCCGTAGCCGCGCAGCAGGTCCGACCAGATGGCGGCGATGCCCTCGCGGCCGATGTCGCTGATGCCGGCGTAGCCGTCGACATGGCCGGTGCCGACGCCGATGCACGGCTCGGGGATGACGTAGACGGCTTGGGCCGTCGTGTTCGCCCATGAGCAGGCATACATCGTGTCGAGCTTCTCGTGCGCGAGCCGCAGGTCGAGCGCGTCACGCCGGACCACGTTGGCCGTGATGAGGGTCGCCGCGATGGGCAGCGACGGGTCGCGGCGCGCGATGTCGCGGATCGACCCGATCATGCCTGCCGCGGGCGAGTCGAAGTGCTCCGACAGCAGGACGAGCCGGTCGACGTTGACCGACTCGTCAATCGCGGCGAGGATGCGCTCGACGGCACCGGGCAGCGCGTAGTCGTCGTCGCCCATCTGCCAGACCCACGGCGCACGCCCGACCTCTAGGCCGCGCAGCAGGTTCGCGTCGGGGCCGAGGTTCATGCGCCGCCGCCCGTACTCGATACGCGATGGCGTATCGGACAGGTGCTTGCGGACGTGCTCGAAGCCCGAGCCCTCGGGGTCGTCGTCGGAGATGATGACCTCGACGCGGTCGGTGAGCTGCGGTGCGAGCGAGGCCAGCAGGCGGCCGAGCGTGTCCCGCTTATAGGCGGGGATGTAGATGCCGAGCGTCGGGTCGACGGTGTCGTTGCGGACCCACGCGGTCGGCAGCGGCTCGACGGCCGCGTGCTTCTCGGCGATCATCGCCTCGAGCGCGGGCCGCCAGTGCTCGGCGTAGACCGTGTCTGCGTCGAAGTTGGCGATGACGTGGTCACGCTGCGCCTGCGACCGGCCACGGCCTCTGGCGTAAGCAGCCTCGAGCGCGTCCACGATGGACGCGACGTTCGGGATGGACCACCACGCCTGCTGCATCCCGTCCCACCAGGGCTGCCCCGTCGTGAGCCAGCCCTCGGCCTGCATCTCGGGCTGGCAGGTGAAGTCGTTGAGGATCGACACCGTGCCGCAGGACGCGGCCTCCACGGTCGTCAGGCCGAAGCCCTCGCCGTAGGTGGCCGCGAGGAGGACGTCGGTCGCCGTGTAGAGCGCGACCATCGCCTCATTCGGGATGCCGGTGTGCGAGGCCCACTGGTTCACGAAGCGGTACTGGTGCGGCTCCAGGCCGATGGCGGGGAGCAGCGCGTCGAAGTCGAGGCCGCCGTACTTGCCACGGCGCTCGGTGTGCAGGTACAGGCGCACGTCGTCGTGGTTCTCGGCGAACAACTTGAAGGCGAGCAGGTTCTCGGCCCACGCCTTGCGGTGGACGTTCGCGCCGGACTTGTTCGCGTTGATGCACGAGACCACGAAGTAGTCCTCGCCGTCATCGCCGAAGCCCATGAGCTGCCGCCCGGTGATCGTGCGGCCGTCCTCGCGCGTCCACGACTCGGTGGGCTTGTAGAAGTCGGTGTCGATCGCCATCGGGACGTAGAGCGCCTCGATGCCCGCACGCTCAATCTCGCGCTGCGCGAACCGCGACGCCGCGAGCGGTGTCACGTTCGGCTTGGCGAGGAACGCCTGCACCGCCGGCGGGACGGGAAGGTGATCCACCATCGTCCAGATGCCCACGGGCATCCGGTCCCACGCCGGACCCTTGAGCGGCCATGCGTCGAACAGGGCGATGAGTAGTGGCGGGATGCCGGGATTCTGCCGGGTCCAGTCCATGAAGGTCGGCTCGACGACGTCGTTGGAGTAGGACTCGACGCCCATCGGGTAGTGCGGGATGCCTTCGTAGACCGTCTGCATGGCCTGGAGGCCGTAGTTGCAGGCGACCGCGACGCGATGCCCGTCGGCCGCGAGGCGTGGGATGACCTGCTTGGTCTGCGTTCCGTAGCCGGTCTCGGCCCACATCGCGTTGGAGTACCAAGTGATCGCGGCAGGGTTGGGGGTCAGTCCCGCACGCTGGGCACGGCGGCGCTCGGCTCGATTCACAGGGGGTCCTTTGCAGGGAGGGCGCAGGATGGCAGGAGGTGAGTCCGAGGGGCGGGTCCTGCCGCCCGCCCCTCGGACATCTACGTCGCAGGGACCGCTACGCGGTGCCGCCTGCGAAGTACTTGATCGCCTCGGACTGGCCGACGAAGGAGTCGACCCACGTCCGCACCTTGAAGGCCACCTGATCGGACGTGAAGTACGCCTCGTTCGAGACCTTGACGTCGATGCCGCCGGCCTGCCGAACGTAGAAGTAGCTCCAGTCGCCGAACAGGATCGACTTGGCCGAGGTGGCCGTGGCTGCGACGTCGGGGTTCTCGTAGACGTTGTAGCCGAGCACAGTGCCAGGCATGGAGGCGTTCGCCGACGGAACGAAGATGTACGCCCCGTTGCCGTCCACGATCTTCCGGATCGAACCGAGAGTCGACCGACGCATCTGGAACCCCGCGGAGGGGCTGTTGGCGTACATCGAATCGACGGAGTGGATCAGGTCGATCAGGTTGGCGTAGGTCGGGACGCCGGAGACGCCCGTGCCACCCGTGACGCCCGAACCGGCAGCAGCAGCCGCGCCCTCGGGCTGGACGGTGCCAGTGCCGAGGGTCAGGATGTTGTTGACGGCCGTGCCGACGCCGACGCCCATGTTGCGGGCGAAGAAGCCCTCGAGGTCCACGTCCTCAGACGCGAGCAGCTCGTCGGACGCGACGACCAGCGTGCCGTACTTCCACGCGCGGAGGGTCTCCTGCGTGAAGGTCGGCGTGCTGATGGCGTTGGTCGTGGCCTCGGCGACAGCCGAGCCCGTCGCCCGCGCGTTCTCGACCGGGAACGGGATGTCCTGGAGCGAGGTCGTGCGGATGAGGTTGACGATGCTCGGGTTGAGCATCGGGCCAACGGTGAGCATCTTCTCGATGACCTTGCCGCCGAAGCCCTGGGGCACGGTGTAGCCGCCATCGGTGGTCGTGCCCTTGGTGTTGGCGCGAACCTCGAAGTGATGGCTGCGAACCTCGCCGCGGGCGAGCGAGCGCAGGATGCGCGCGACGTCCTCGACGGGGGGCTCGTCGGTGCGGGACGTGGCCCGCAGCTCCTCGGCGTGAGCCATCTCGGCCTCGGCCTCGCGCGTGCGAGCCTCGGCCTTGCGGATCTCGTCGATCATGGTCTGCTTGGCGTCGTAGTCAGCGTCGGAGCGGGCGATGGCCTCGCGGTCCTCCGCGGTCAGCGAGCGGCTCTCGGCAAGGGCAGCATCGACGATGTCGCGTGCGGCCTTGTTTGCGCGGTTCCGCTCCTCGACCAGAGTGTTGAGAATGTCCACGGGGACACTCCTTTCATGGTGTGAGGGTTAGGTGATGGCAGGAGAGGCCCGACGCGGCTCCGCAGTCGGAACACCCGCCGCGGCTCCGCAGTCGGGTGAGAATGTGGGGAGGCGCTACTGCGCCGCCTTCTTGAGCAGGTAGGACTTGAGCGCGAGCACGTCGGACAGGTCAGGGACATCGACGGGCTCCGGCTCGATCTCGCGCGCCGGCCGCGAGCGGTCGACGGCCTCGAGCAGCACGGCGGCCTGGTCGTCCGACATCTCGCCGGACTCCAGCGCCGAGAAGGCGTCGGCGAGGGCGTCGACATCGGTGTGCGTCCGGTACGCGATGAGCGTGAGGTTGCGGATGCTCGCCGACGTGCTCGGATAGGCCGCGATGCCCGTGACGATCGAACTGTCGTAGAGCTTGGCCTCGCGCACGGTGCGGGAGGAGCGGTCACCGCTCCACGAGTCGCGCACCGCCGAGAAACCGATGCTCTGCTCGTGGACATCTCCGCGGCCCATGAGTACGCGAATGTCGCGCCCGTCCGTGGTGTCGGGCAGGTCGGCCTCGATCCACAGTCCCTCGGCGCGGTCCTCCAGGCGCAGCGTGCCGGAGCGACGCGACGCGAGCACCTTCGTGTCGTCGTGGTTGATGTAGAGCCGGATGTCGTTGCGCGACTTGAGTGAGCGCGTGAAGGCACCGGGCTCGAACCGCTCGATGAAGGGCAGCGGCAGCGACGGCTCGCCGTAGCGCATCGCGTAGCCGGTCACCGTGGCGATGGAGTCGCTGCCCTCCTCCGCGGCGCGCAACTCCAGGGAGCCCGACGAGAAGGTGCGGACCTCGAGAAGGTCGGTGGTCATGGGTACTCCCTGCTAGGCGACGGTCGTGCCGGGGTCGGCCGGCTGCTGCAACTGGACGGACGGCAGGCCCGTGTGAGCCATCGGCGGCAGGCCGACGGCCTCCGCTGCGGCTGCGGGCTCGACGCCGGACTGCACGAGAATCTGGAACATCTGCACGCGCTTCTGGTCGGCGACGAGGTTGGCCGCCGTCACGTCGATGTTCTCCAGTGGGACGCGGAGCACCTCGGCCCCGTCAATCGGAGCAAGGTCTTCGCGGCGACGGATGTCCGCGGCGGTGAGGAAGCCGCCCGCGATGCCCTGGTTGTAGGCGGTGTAGCGGGAGGTGATGTCGCCGCGGAGGAGCGAGTCCATGTTGAGCCGGATGAACGCCGCCGACGGCAGCACGAGGCGCGAGTACGCCTCCTCGATCTTGGCGACGTAGAACTGGAGCGTCGTCGTGGCGAAGTCGATGTTGTCCTGCTCCACCGAGGCGTAGGAGCGGGTGCCCTCGGCGATCACTCCGAGCTTCGACGGCGGGAGCTTGAACGCCCGCGCGACCTCCATGACGAAGAACTCACGGGCCTGCGAGAGCTGCGCCTGCTCGGCGTTGTCCGAGAGTCGCTCGATCTTGCCACCGCCGGAGATGACATTGGGGCGGTGCGAGTTGCGGAGCCCCTTGTTCTTCGACTCGTAGTTGTCCTTGAGCCGCTCGGCCTGCTCCTCGTCCATCTCGCCGGGGACGGAGATGACGACGCGCTGGCCCACGGTGCCCTGGCCGAAGTAGCGGGCGACGTACTCGTCGAGCGCCTTGCCGATGCCGAGAGGCTCGCGGAGCTCGTCGATGCGGGACGTGCCCTTGATCGCCCCCGGCTTGCGGAGGTCGGTGATGTGGACGATGTCGCGGGCCGCGATCCGCACCGTGCCGTCGTACAGGAAGAACACCATCCCCGTCGCGGGGTCCTTCACCGGCTCCACCAGCGTCGGATCGAGGGCGCGGATGGCGAGCACGTCGCCGCGCGAGTCGTAGACCTTGCGCCCGTAGTAGTTGCCGTTGAGCAGCAGGGAGACCATGAGCTGCTGGTAGTGGTCCGAGCGCATCACCGACGGGTCGGGGTCGGGCTGGTCGATCCACGCGGGGCGCGGGTAGAGCGGCTTGCGCTCACCGTTGGCGCGGATGAACAGGCCGACGGGGAACGTGGAGATCGGGTCGGAGATGACCCGCACCGCGTCGTAGACCGCCGTCAGCGTCATCGCCTGCCGCTGCCCGAGCGAGACGCCGGACATCGTGCGCCACGGCAGGTCATCGTCGCGCAGCCACAGGTCGCGGTACGTCAGGCCCTCAGTCGTGCGCGCCTCACGGCCGCCGAGAAGTCGTCCGAGCATTAGTTACCCCGTTCCAGGGCCACGCCGAAGGCCACGAGAGCGGCACCGGCCACGGCGATACCGACGGCGTAGCCGAAGATGAGGCCGACACCGACCACGAGCAGGGCACCGCCGGCGATCTGGAGCACGTTTGCGAGCATGGGCGCGGCTCCTCAGTAGAAGTTGACGGCGGGTGCCGGTGCCTCGCGCTGCGCGGTCGCGCGGTCGAAGGCGATGACGGCGCACACGGCGGCGTCGATCTTGCGTGGGGACTCGCCGTGCTCCTTGACGATGCGCGGGCCGAGCCGGTCGGTCTTGACTGCGCAGTTGTCGATATGGCGGGTCAGCAGGGGATCGTGGTCGTGCGCGACGCCCTCGGAGGTCACGGCGTCGTAGAACTTCGCCGTCGCGGGGACCATGCGGGCAGGGGAGGCGGTGTTGTACTCCACGACCGGCAGGCCCGCGGCGGCCCACGCCTCCATCGACCGCTGCCAGCGGTACGGGTCGCAGGCGATCTCGATGAGGTTGTACCGGCCGGGGAGCCGGAGCACCTCGGCCTCGACCTCCTCGACGGGCACCCGCCACGCGAGGCCGTCGGCGGGGGTGCGCTCCCACGCGCGGATGAGGAACAGCCGCGGGGTCTCCTCGACGGTGCAGCCGACGAGGCAGGTGGAGTCGTTGCGGAAGGAGCCGTCGAATCCGACCACCACGGGGACGTCGTGGTCGATGTCGCCAGCGTCGGGCAGCGCCGACCATGCGCCCGAGGGCAGCCACGCGCGGGCCGCGTTGACCCACAAGTTCATGCGCTTGGTCTTGAACTCGGCCTCGGGCGTGCGCTTCACCGAGGAGTCGAAGTCCTCGGGGTCCTGCAACTCGCCGTAGCCGGGGTTGGCCGGGAGCCACATCTTCGGGTCGCGGTGGTCGGCGTCGTCGGCCGACTTCCACCACGCCATGAAGAAGGACGGGTCCACGACCTCGCCCGCGGCCACCTTCTGCCCGTACTGGTAGAGGCGGTAGCAGGTCGAGTCCTGGCCGGTCGAGTCGGTGCGGACGCCGGCCGTGGTGATGCCGAGCGTGAGCGCGTCACGTCGCGCGGCCTGCGCGAGCGTCATCACGTTCCAGAGCTCATCGGTCGGTGCGGCGTGCAGCTCGTCGTAGATGACGAGGGTCGGGGAGAGGCCCTCCTTGGTGAACGCCTCGGCCGACAGGACGCGGTAGACCGAGCCCGTCGCGGGGACCTCGATGGCGTCGCGGTAGAGCTTCGTCTGGTCGGCCAGTTCGGGCGACTGCTCGATCATCGACTTCGCGGTGCCGAACACGATGCGCGCTTGGTCGCGGTCAGCGGCGCACGAGTAGACCTCGCCGCCACGCGGACCCATGAGCAGGCCGTAGAGGGCAATGCCCGAGCCGATGGCCGACTTGCCGTTCTTGCGGGCGAGGCCCACGAGCGCGACCTTGTGCCGCAGTCGCCCGTCGGCGCGACGCGCGAACAGGTGCGAGAGAAGTTCGGTCTGCCACGGTCGCAGCGACAGGGGCTCGCCGGCGTTGCCGCCGATGGAGTCCTTGACCTGCGGGCACAGGGCCTCGATGAACTCGGTGACGTAGATGCCGTCGCCGCGCTTGCGATCAGCGGGCGGGACGGTGGTCAGGATGGCGGGAGGCCAGCCGACGACCTTGGGCTTGCGTGGGGCCATTGCAGGGGCTCCCGGTGCTATCGCTTGGCTTGGCGCTCGCGTAGTTCTTCGAGCTTGGACTGCGCCTTGACCTCCGCGAGCCCGAGTCGGGCGCGGGCCGCGGGGTTGAAGCCGAGGTCGGAGAGGAGTGAGGTGATCTGCTTATCGAGGTCGCGCAGGTGCTTGCGTGCCTCGGTGCTGCCGGCCATCGCGTCGGCGCGCAGCGGGGCGCGCTCCTCGAGCATGGAGTGGAGCAGGGCCAGGGCCATCGCGTCGGTGCGCGCGAGCCACACGACGCCCTCGGCCATGACCTGACCGAGCGCATCGAAGGGTGAAACCTCGTGCGGCAGTGGCTCAATCGCCTCGACAACCGCTAGGCTTGAGCCATGACGGTCAGCTCGGTAGGTCCCCGCTTTGCGGTGCTGCTCGAGCGGCTTGGGCGGCCTTCCGGTGCGGGCCATATCTCATCGCCCTTCCGGTAAGTTTCGCCACGCTGCGCGTGCGGGGTACAAGCGGGTCGATCCCGCGCGAGGCCGCGGACTTCGAGCCCACCCCCCACTCTCACCCCCCGGCATCACGCCGCGAGTGACTCGACTTGCACATCGGG